CCTTATTAATTTGTGTTTGGAGTAGGACTTGGAACCTTAATTCTAGGGACTCCGTCATCATACTCAGCTCGTCTTCTTCTACCCATTTGTTGTAGGGCAAAATTCTGTACTTCTTCATTGTACTTGCTTTCATATAGCTTGTACATATCCATAGGACCTTTTAAAAACCTAAAACATTCTGTAAGCACACCATGTAACAACATGGATTCTTGATATTTAGCTAAATATGTTTGGTTAGTAGATGTGAACTCAGGTGGATCTTTTATATAATTAATCTGAATTGTATCTGCTGCAGCTGGAGTTGGTGCAACTATAATATTAAACTCATCCCAATTAGCAAAGTATTTTGGTGTTCCCTGAGCACCAGCACCATTAAATTCTGAAATAAAACTTGTATCTCTTTTTTCTAAAAAGCTTCTTACACCACTTGAATCTATACGTTCAATAGATCTTAAAACTAAAACATCTGATGGCATAGATACAGCCCTGTTTCCTGCTGTAAAATTTGAATTTGCATATTTTCGTAAATCATCATAATCAACTTTACCTGCAATATCTAATTCAACGTTTCTTATAAATTCTTGTATTTGAGAATCTGATAATACATTACTTGAAACCTCTGTATAGTTTCGTACTTGTGTTAAAAAATCTGAATGTGTAATAGCCATTATGTAATACTAACCTCCACTTGACCTAAATTAGAAAGGAGTTCTCTTCTTCTATTTTGTAAAGAAGGATCTGCAGGTTTCATAGCTGAAGTTCCTTGTGTTATGAAAGCAAAGTCTCCAGGTAAGGATAAATTTGCTACCCCAACAGATGCGCCACCTGAATCGGATATTGTAACATCATTAGAAAATTTTACTGAAGGTTGTTGAAACTTCATGTTTCTAGAATTCTGTAAAGCTATAGCATCAGCGGTGTTATGCTTTCTTCTAATTTGTGGATGTTTTGGTTCAAATTCAGATATGTGAACAAGACTTCCATTCCACTCTTTTACCATTTCAGTATACGGAAAAGCCATACCTGATCTATCAGATATTGATTGTGATCTTTTACCTGTTGCATACTTTGCCATACTATATTCCTTGAGGGTAGAAAGATTGAGGAGTAATAAACGTAGAAGCTCTTTGACCGTCTTCATCCAAAGCTCTTTTCAATTGATCCTCATAAATTAATTTATTTTGTTGAACTAATTGTGGTGCATTTTTCATAGCTAGATAATATGCTAATCCTGCAACCATACATGGTAAAAATCTGAAAACTACATCGGCTTCATTTGTGTATAAACCAGCGTCTTCAATTCTTTTAATTACATAATATTTTAAAGTTGTGTAAGTATTTAGATCAGGTGCTTGGTAAAGATATATTTTTGGTGTTGTTTCTCTTTCCACATAATATTGAGACGGTTGTCCAGTAGCCAATTTATTAGGTAATGCAGCATAGGCAGATCTATCAATTTTAGTTAAAGAAACGTCTTGGGTGTTAGCATTGTCTGAGGCTGCTGCGGTTGAAGATATAAAAGCTTCTAATACATCGCTAACTGGTGCACTAACACTATATTCTGCTTGACCAGAAACCAATGCGTTTTCATGAAGAGCAACCTTCCACAGGTGTATACCTCTATTAGCCCATTCAGCAAATAATAAATTTAAACTTATTCTTGCAGACTTTAAGCTATGACCACTGGTCGTAGTCATACCACATCTTTCGTATGCCTCTTGTATTATTTCCTCTATAGAAAGGTCAAAACTAGTTGTCCCTGAAGTTGCCATTTAAATCCTTTTTACGGTTGTACAATTTCTTAGATTGTATCACTTTTTGATTAAATTTTGAAGACCTTAGACTTTTTGCTATATAATTTGGCGAGGACACGTTTTTTCTTCTTTTTTTCATCTCTCGCACCTCTTA